AACTGACGTAATAAAAGCATTTAAGGAATTAAGTAATGACGAAAAAGACTAACAAAAAGGTTGACAATTTAGTTACAGATAATTATAATAAGTTTACCTCTGAGTCAGGTCATTGGTATGACCAAGACGGAGAACCTAAATATACTATTATAGGTGCTAATGGTAAAGAAAGAAACACTACTCTTAGAGATGCTAAGAAAGAAGGTTTTGTACCATCAGTAACTACTATAATAAGTATGATAGCTAAACCATCTTTAGAAAATTGGAAGATTGACCAAGCTTTAAAATCAGCACTTACGTTAGAAAGATATGAAGATGAATCTTTACAATCATTTACTTATAGATGTAAAGAAGATTCTAAAAAGATTGGTAAGAAAGCTGCCGAAGAAGGTACTAAAATACATGCTCAAATAGAAAAAGGTTTTTTAGGTAAAGTTAAAACTAAACCTTACAAAGTTATAAATAAATGGCTTACTGAAACTTTTCCTAATGAAGAATGGATAGCAGAAGATTCTTTCTGTGCTGATTTAGGCTATGGTGGTAAAATAGATTTATACTCTAAGTCAGGTATTTTTATAGACTTTAAAACTAAAGATAACTTAGAAGGCAAAGACCCTGCTAAATTAGTTTATGATGAACATGGTATGCAACTATCAGCTTATGCACAAGGTTGTGGCTATGAAGATGTAGATAGAGTATCTATATTTGTAGACCGAAAGAATACTAATCTTATTGCTTGTCATATTTGGGATAAAGAATCACATTACAAACATGTAAAAATGTTTAATAATATTTTAGAGTATTGGAAGTTAGTTAAAAATTATGACTCATCTGTAATATAATATGCCTAGAAGAAAGCCTAGAAAACCTAGACCTAAAAAAGAAACAGGCATACCTAGAGGTTATGATAGTCATTGGGAATATGAATTACATCAAAGATTATTTGCTGATTGGAGGCATCATTGGGAAACAATAGATTATGTTATTGCACATAAATACGAACCAGATTTTGTTCGTAAGTTTGATGATGGCAGTGTTGTTTTAATTGAAGCCAAAGGTAGGTTCTGGGATTTTCCAGAGTATAGTAAATATGTACATATTAAAAAAGCTTTACCCAAACATATTGAGCTAGTGTTTTTCTTTCAAAAACCTTATGCTCCTATGCCCGGAGCTAAAGTAAGAAAAGATAAAACAAAAAGAACACATGCTGAATGGGCAGAAACAAATGGTTTTCGTTGGTTCAGTGAAGTTAATTTACCTGAAGAAGAGTGGTTAAATAATGAAATATAAAACAATAGGAGACCTTGTTAATAATCCAGCACATTACAATCAAGGTGGTATAGAATGCATAGATTCAATAGAAGCTATGTTAACTAAAGAAGAATTTGTTGGTTACTTACGAGGTAACTCTCACAAATATCGTTGGCGATTTACTTATAAAAATGGTATTGAAGATTTAAAAAAAGCTGAATGGTATGAAAAAAAATTATTAAAAGTATTAGAAGGAGAAGAAAATGGTTGAGGATAAAGTAGGTACTAAACCATATCTCGGCATACAAATTGATTACGACAAAGAAAAAAAACTAGATAAATTTAGTTTAGATACATTAAAAGATAGATATTTCTGGGAGGAAGAAACACATGCTCAAGAAGCTTTTGCTAGGGCTGCAGTATTTGCAGCAACTTATAAACAACATACTGACTTCGAACTTGCTCAGAGGCTTTATGATTACAGTTCCGACTGTTGGTTCATGTTTAGCACTCCTATACTTAGTAACGGGGGAACTACTCGTGGGCTACCTATTAGCTGTTTCCTCAATTATGTTCCTGACAGCAGGGATGGTTTATCTGCTCACTATGATGAGAACATATGGTTGGCAAGTTCAGGTGGAGGCATTGGTGGATTTTGGGGAGATATTAGGAGTAATGGTATTTCTACTTCTTCAGGCAGTCGTTCTACTGGCACTATTCCATTCATCCATGTTGTAGATTCACAGATGTTAGCCTTTAATCAAGGTGTAACAAGACGAGGAAGCTATGCAGCTTACATGGATATTTCACATCCAGAGATTGAAGAGTTTATAAACATGAGAAAAGAATCTGGTGGAGATATAAACAGAAAGAATTTAAATTTACACAATGGTATAAACCTTACCAATGACTTTTTAAAAGCAGTAGAAAACGATGCTGACTTTAGATTAATAGACCCTAAAACTAACGAAGCTTGTAAAACAATTAATGCTCGTTCTTTGTGGTGGCAAATATTAAATGCTCGTGCTGAGACAGGTGAGCCTTACATGATTAATATAGATACTTGTAATGAAACATTACCACAAGGACAAAAAGATTTAGGATTAAATATTAAACAAAGTAATCTTTGCTCTGAAATAACATTAGTAACTAATGAAGAACGAACAGCTGTATGTTGTTTGTCTAGTGTTAATTTAGAACACTATGATAAATGGGTTAAAGATGATTTATTTATTAAAGATTTAATAACAATGTTGGATAATGTTCTGCAACATTTTATTGATAATGCTATAGATACAGAACAACTAGGAGAATACAATGCAAATTTTAAAAGATTTAAAGGCTATGTTAAAGAAGGTAAAGAAGGTTTTACAAAAGCAGCTTACTCAGCTTATAGAGAAAGGTCACTTGGTTTGGGAGCAATGGGCTTTCATGCTTATCTTCAAGAAAATAATATTCCATTTGAAGGAATACAAGCTACCGGTTTTAATTATCAAGCATTTAAACACATTAAAAAAAGAGCCACTAAAGCTAGTCAAGAACTTGCTGATGTTCGGGGAGAAGCTCCTGATATCTCTGGGTCTGGTAATCGTAATGCTCATCTCCTTGCCATTGCTCCTAATGCTAGTAGTAGTATTATATGTGGTGGAACAAGTCCGTCAATAGAACCTTATCGAGCAAATGTTTATACTCATAAAACTTTATCAGGTTCTTATCAAGTTAAAAATAAATACTTAGAAAAACTTTTAAAATCTAAAGGATTAAAAGGTGAAGAGCTTAATAAAACTTGGAAAGAAATTGCCAACAATGAAGGTTCAGTACAAAAATTAAAAATTTTAAATGACACAGAAAAAGAATTATTTAAAACTGCTAACGAAATAAATCAGATTTGGTTAGTCGAACATGCTTACAAAAGACAAGAGTTTATTTGTCAAGCACAATCATTAAATTTATTCTTTACATTACCAAGTGCTACTGAAGAACAACAGGTACATGATACATACATGCAGTATGTTAGTGATGTACACTGGTATGGTATGCACAAACTTAAATCGTTGTATTACTTTAGAACTAATGCAGCTAGAAATGTAGAGAATGTTAACACTAAAATTCCACGAATTAATTTAGAAGATGTGGAATGTATTTCATGCGAGGGATAATATGAAAGAAATAATTTTTCCAATACTACTTGGAATCACAGGACTATTAGCTATAATTTTATTTGCTTATAATTCTTTATCTAATAAAGGATACGAAGATGTGCATTCCTGTTTCGGTGAATGTTATGAAGCATACACTTTAGAACATGGTACATTTTTAGAGCAACTAGAATTAAAAAAATTAGCTAGACTAGAAGCTGACCCAGCTGAAATGGGCAGTAAAGTTTATGTAAATTGTGCTATGTGCCATGGTCAAGCTGGAGAAGGAGGTATTGGACCAAAGCTTGTTGGCAGTACTTCTATTGTAGATATGTTGATGCAGTATAAAAATGGAGAGACCAGAGGTGAGCAGTCTGCCTTAATGTGGGGTCAGGCTGCTAATCTTTCTACTCAAGACATGGAAAACTTACAAGCATATATAAATACTTTTAAATAATAGGAAAACAATTATGACTAAATACAATGGAGCTTTATTGTTTAGAGCATTAGAAGCTAAGTACACTGCAGAAAAAGCAGAAGCACAAGCTAATCTTGAAATATACTTTCAGCACAAAGTAGGAGTAGCAGAACATCCTAATGTTGTTGAGTCTATGGACAAGTTGATGGAGCAATATGCTAACGCTGATGAAAAATTAAGAATACTAAAGGAGGAGTTCTAAATGAGTTTACTAAAAACTAGAGACCACTATAAACCTTTTGATTATCCGTGGATGTATGACTATTACAAACTACAAAATCAAATGCATTGGATGCCAGAGTCAGTACCTTTACACACAGATGTAAAAGATTGGCAAGATGTGACCGACAAAGAAAAATATTTACTAACACAAATATTTAGATTGTTTACTCAATCAGATGTAGATGTTGGTGCAGGATATATAGATAAATATATGCCTATTTTTAAAAAACCAGAAGCTAGAATGATGATGTCTTCATTTGCAAACATGGAATCAATTCATCAAGATGCTTATAGTTTACTATTAGATACTGTTGGTATGCCTGAGATTGAATACAAAGCGTTTGCTGAGTATGAAGAGATGTCTGATAAACACGATTATGTTGGTGATTTTAAACCTAAAAAATCTGATAAGAAAACTATAGCTAAAACTTTAGCAGTCTATTCGGCTTTTACCGAAGGGCTACAACTCTTCTCAAGCTTTGCAATCTTATTAAACTTTCCAAGGTTCGGTAAGATGAAAGGTATGGGTCAGATAGTTACTTACTCTATACGAGACGAGTCTATGCATGTTGAAGCTATGACTAAATTGTTTAGAGAGTTTATTCAAGAAAACTTAGATATCTGGACAGATGATTTTAAGAAAGAACTCTATGATATTTGTAGACAAATGGTAGAGCTTGAAGATAAATTTTTAGATTTAGTATTTAATATGGGAGACATACAAGGATTAACTAAGAAAGATATGTATGCTTATAATAGATACATAGCTGATAGAAGATTATTACAGTTAGGATTAAAAACTAACTTTGACCAAAGAGAAAACCCTTTACCTTGGTTAGATGAAGTCATGGGAGTAGAGCATCAAAACTTTTTTGAAGGTCGTGCTACTTCTTATATGAAAGCAGGACTTCGAGGAAGACAAGACCAAGTACAATTTGTAGGAATTGAAAATGAAAATGACTAGAAAAGAAGCTAAGTTATTAAGTTATGTTTTATTATATGACAAAAGTGGCAATCTTGTTACAGAAAGAACAAATGTTGATATTAAAGCTTTAGAAAAATATATGCCTAAACAAGAATTTGAAACACTTAAAATTGTATTACGAGAAGCAACACAAAAGTTAGATACAATACATTCTCATATTGAAGAATGTTTAAATGCTCGTGTTATGAATAATTAAATACTGGCTATTGCAGTGTATATTACTGTTATTGTAATCCAAAATAGGATACAGAGGACACAGATATCCTCTTTATTATTATGACCCACTTTTACTCCTTAGTGAGGTAGTTAAAATTACTGTGCTAAAGGATTTCCTGATTTTTTTTCAAGTTTACTTAAGCTTTCCTTTATAGATTTTATTTCAGATTCAATTTTAGCGACTGCTATATCAACATCTTTTAACTCTTCTATATTTTTTTCTAAACCTTTGATAGTTACATCAATGGCTTCAAATCTTTTTTCTATTTCTTCAACAGAGTTTTCAGTAGTAGAAATATTTTTAACTTCTTCTTCAACTGTTGTTAAACGACCCATTAATTCAGCACCTGTCCAGCCAACACCAGCAATGGTTGCTAACAAAGTTCCTAATAAAATTAATTGATTTAATTTACTATTCATCCAATCCATAATATACTCCTATAAGTTTGGTTGTAATGATTTTAATTTACTTAAACTTTGAAAACTTTTTAAAGTTAAAGTATTAAAACCTGTAGTATTATCTTCTAATTGATTACCAATATAAATACTTTTTGAGGCATACCAATTATTATTTTTTGGTATAATAACTGTACGATAATTATTAAAAGAAGGATTGTAATTTATGTAAGCTATTATTGTATCTTCTTCACCATATTGCCCTGTACTTTCCTGTTCTTTTATATTTTCTTCTTGAGCATTAGCAATATTTTGTGCAAGAATTTTATCAGCAATCTGGTCAGCTTCTGATTTATTATCATTAATAGCCAACGAAGTATTAACATTTGTTTCAGTTTGATTATTACTATTAGTAGTAATATTTATTGTTGTACTTGTAGTTGCTACAGAAGACTCAGAAGACTCAATAGAGCTATTATTAAATTGGTCTATAGAACTTGCTGGACCAGTTAAGTTTAAGCCTGTATCGAAGCCTATGGAGCTTATACCACCTGAATTTATGGTGTTACCAGTTGCGTGTATATTATTTCCTGAATTTGTACCAGAAATACTATTCTTTGCAGTGTTTATTGTGTCTGAAACAACACTTAATGCTGAAACTCTAACAGTACTTTTTTCAGTTATCGGAGTAACTATCTCAATAGTTTCTTCAATAATAATTTCTTCTCGTTCTACTAATCTTTCTGTTGTTTCTTCTTCGGAAAAATGTTGTTCACGATTTTCTGTATTCTCGAAGACTTCATTAGTTTGTTGAATTTCGTTAATTGTTTCTTCAAAAAACTCTTCAAGTTCTTCAAAAACAATAAACATTTCTTCTTGAGGTTCTCTAATAATTTCATCATAAGTTCTTACTTGTAAAAATTCTTCTAAAGGAATTAATTCTTCAATAGGATATAAGTTAAAAGGTAATTCTTCTTCTAAAATTGAAAAACTAATTACTTCAATAGGTTCAAAATAATTTGGTTCTAATATAGAATCAAAGTTTTCATTCCTATTATACAAGTCTGAAGAAGAAAAGTCAATAGGTTCATCATAGCCCATGTATTCATATTCTTCAAAACCATAATCAAATTCTTCTTCTTGAACAAAATAGCCTACATCTTGTTCAAATCTATATCCGGCACAAAAAGGAGCATACTGTGGGTCTAAATCACATTGTTCATTATCATAAGCTTCCCAATACCCAGCACACATATTTGAATACAAAGGATTATCTATGCAAGGGTCAACATAACCACCAGAAACTACTTGGTCACTATAAAGTGAACCACCATTTTCTAGTGTAGAATTAAATAAAGTATTGTTCCAGTCTGTAGTTACACAAACACCGGATACATTTGTTGAACCAGTACTACATTCATCGTGAAATAAATACTGATAAGTTTCTAAAGTATTACCTTGATGTCCTATTAGTACATCATGGCGATTAATATCCAAAGCACCATATCTATATTCAAAAGAACTATTATGCCAAAGAATAACTTCAAAATTATTGCTCGATGTTCTATTATATTCTTTTTTATCATACCATCCAAAAACTGTTTTATCATTAAAAGCTTTAGCTTTCATTGTACCACCTATTAAGTCTGTCCAAAAGGGATACATTGTATATGTTGCATAAGGTAATGGGTCTGGAGTATAATCATTACAAGTTGTACCATTACTTAAAAAATGTAAACAACCATTAGTTGCCATTCTAGCTGAGTTAAAAGTTTCACCATAAAAACTAAAATTAAAACCAATAGAAAATACAGCAGAAGTTTGGTCATCTGCACTATTAAGATTAGTTATTGAGGATTCGTTGCGTAAATCTATAAGAGGTTGATTATTCTCATAGATAAAATTAGAATAAGTGTAGCTACTTAATATTAAAGTACAAGCTAGTAAAAAATTTTTCACTAGTTGTTTTTAGAATGAAACTCTTTTTTACAAGTTCTAGAAGATTTAGAAATACCTTTAATAGTTTTTGTTCTAGTACATTTATTAACATAACTTTTTAAATCTTCTTTATAAGTAGGAGTTTCTTCTACATTATTAGCCCATGCAATTTTAGCTTCTTCTCCTATTTTACCTTTATAAGGACATGGAGTTCCTGCATTACTCATAGCTTTAAATACTCTAGAGTCTTGACAAAGAATAGATACTGCTGCAACTTTCATACCAGTATCATATAAATATTTAGAAAGTTTTAATCGTTCACAATTTTCATCTCTAACAGCTTTACCACCAGATAAACCAAAAAGTTGCCCTTGAAACGCACCTGATACTCCAGTAGTACAAAGGTCTTGAGAGTAAGACATAATGCTTGGAGCTATTGCTGAAGCTGGAGGAGATGTAACTTCTTGTTTAACAGTTTGTGTAGAAGTAGAAGTGTTGTTGTTATTATTAGTATTGCTATTAATATTATTATTACTGTTAGTATTATTAGTAGTCACTGCTGAAGTACTATTACTATTATTAGTATTAGTATTATTAGCAGTAGTAGAATTAATGTTATTGTTATTATTTGTATTTGTAGCTGTTTGAGAAACAGTAGAATTTACAGTTGAAGATGCTGTAGAAGTAGAAGTATTTACGTTAGTATTGCTATTAGTATTTGTTGAGGTATTAGTATTAGTATTATTATTTGTATTAGTATTTGTATTTGTGTTAATATTTGTATTGTTATTAGTATTATTATTTGTATTTGTATTTACAGTAGTTGTACTATTAGTAGTACCTAAACTATTTTGTTCACAATATTGAGTACCAGCTGTACAATCTCCTGTTTGCACTGCTTGTATATTAAATGTTAATAGTATCCCTGCTATTAAAAACAACCCTCTTTTCATTATTTCTCCTACTATTTTTTAACTAAACTCCCACCAAAATACATACCAATAATAGCTGATACTAAATTAGTATCTAGCTGTGTTATTACTAAACCTTTAAAAGTTATCCATTCAAAAGCTTCTCTGTCACTTGTAAAGAATAAAAATCCCGGATGAAAAACTGTATAACCTACAGTAACATCTACATCAGGTGAAAATACAGCTACAAGTTTGGGTAAAACTACTATAGCAAATACAGCTGTTAATGCTATAATTCTACGAGTCCATTGAAAACCTTTATCTTTATTATCTCTTGCAGCTTTAACTGCTTTCATTTCAAACTCACCTCTAGTAATAAGCATTCTTTGTTGTTCTTCTTTAGCTTTTCTGCTATCTGCCCATATGCTCATAACTCCACCAAGAATTGTAGAGCCCAACATAGTTATTATTTCAAAAGGAAAACCCATATTATTCTGGTATAAAAGTTAAATCGTTAAATAGTAAATCTTTAACAGAAGCAATAACAAACTCAGGAGCATCTTCCATATCTATAGAAGGGTCTTCTGCTAACTTAATCATATATATTTCTACAAGTTGTTCGTATATACTTCTAAATTCTTCTCGCATAACCCAAGGCATATTCTTTTTAGTTCTTGATTTACAATCAAGTCTATATGCTTCGTCTAAATCTTTTTCTCTGTATAGTATCATCGTGTAGTATTTATAACTTCTAATTTATTTATAGCATTTACAAAGTCTTCAACTCTGGTAGGAGTTTGTGCTTTCCATTTAGATTCACCACCTTCTGCACTACCTGTGCTTATTTGTTTTATTGCTTCTTGATAATTTTTTTCTTTTAAAGCTTTAACAGCACTAGGGAATTTATTTTCCCAGTTTACACCTAATTGAAAATTAACACTCCCTAAAGCTTCTATAAATTTACCACTAGAAATACCATATTCTTTTGCTTGTTGTCTTGCAGCTTTAACGGCTTTTTCTGAATCTTCTTTTAACCAATTATCTATAACATCTTGTTCTATTTTATCACCAACTTTATATTTTTTTAATTCTTCACTAGTAAGTAAATGACCAACTCCTCCAGTTGGTTTATCTAATGTATCTAAATATACTTCATCTTTTAAACCTTCTCTATATTTTAAATGTTCTAAAAAGTTATTCATATCAAACTCATCACTAGGAAGACCACCACTATTCATTTGTTTTCTAGCTTGTAATGTATTTAATAATCCACCTCTATTAACAAGCACTCTTTCTTCTTCATC